TGGGTCAAATATTATTGGGACACCCAGAAGACCACCGAGACTTATACTTATACCGGCCTCACCAAGGAGCAATATGACGCGCTCTTGGGCGATGACGAAGACATCGAAGTCGTCAAGCTGACGAAATACACCCAGGACGCGGACGAGTTCACGATGGACCGGCCTTTTGTGCCGCCGCCACCTCCTCCAATGCCCGTGCCACCGCCTTCAGGGCCTCTGCCAGGTGGGGTTGGTATGGGGGGAATGATGGGCGGACACGGGAGTGGTCCGCTGCCGTCGGGATCGATGCCAGGGCCGCCACTGCCGCCCCCAGGTGCTGCCGGGCCGCCTCCAGGTATGATGCCGCCGATGCCGCTGGCTCCGCCACTGCCGCCTCCGCCGGTTGAGTTGTACGACTGTACTCTGCGGGTTACCCGCGAGCACGGTGTTGTGCGCATCCAGAACGTGCCGCCGGAGGAGATCCTATTCTCCCGCCGGGCCAAACGCGGCGATATCCCGTTCCTGTCCCACCGGCGCAGATGGACTTATAGCGATCTCGTCCAGCAGGGCTACGACCAGGAGTGCCTCGACCTGGTGCCGATGGACGATAGTGCCGAGTTCAGTATGGAGCGGGTGGAGCGGCATAGCGAGGAGCAGGACTGGCCGCATGGCAACGCCAAGGGCAGCCGCAGGGAGATCTGGGTCGAGGAGAACTACTGCAAATTAGCGGTCGAGGAGTTCGACGAAGGCGGCAAGACATCTGAACTCTACCGGGTGATGACCGCCGGTAACGGCATGGTCATTCTAACGAAAGACGGCAAGGCGGCGGTCGAGTGCGTCGACGAGGTGCCGTTTATCAGCATCTGCCCGATCCCCGCCTCTCATAAGTTGGTCGGGCAGTCTCTCGCCGATCTGACGATGGATCTGCAATTGATCAAGTCGACCTTGATCCGGCAGATGATTGACAACGCTTTCCTGTCCAACTGGCCCCGCATCGAGGTCGGTGACGATAGTGTCAATGAGAATACTTACGACGATCTTCTAACTCTCCGGCCCGGCGGGATCGTCAGGACCAGAAGGCTGGGCGGCGTCCAGCCGATGATGATCCCGTTCACTGCGGATAAGAGCTTTCCATTAGTCCAATACCTGGACGAGATCGCCCAGCTCAGGACGGGCATATCATCTCAAGGCCAGATGATCAGCCCGGACGCGCTGAACAACACCGCCGCTGCCTCGATCGCTATGTTGCAGCAATCGGCGGCGCAGCGGGTGGAGTTGTTCGCCCGGATTTTCGCCCACGGGGTGGAAGAGTTGATGCGTGGGGTGATGCGCCTCATTCGGAAAAATCAGCAGCAGGAACGTATCATCCGGGTGACCGGCGGCTGGCTGAATGTTGACCCCAGAGAGTGGCGACAAGAGATGCCGGTGACGGTGTCGGTAGGGCTTGGCACCGGTAACCGCGACCAGATATTGCAGCATTTGATGCAGGTGATCCAACTGCAGGGCACCATCGTGCAGCAGCAGGGCGGTGTCGGCGGGCCTTTGGTGTACCCGCAGAATGTCTACGACGCGCTGAAGGCCTTGCAGGAAAATGCGGGCTTTAAGAGCAGTTTCTTCGCTGATCCCAGACAAGGCCCGCCACCGGGCAGCCCGCCGCCGCCGCCGAAACCGCCTGACCCAGAGATGCTGAAGGCGCAGGCCAAGATCCAACAGGAGCAGATGCAGGCGCAGGCCAACTCTCAGGCGATCGTCATCAAGGCGCAGGCTGAGGAACGGCTGCTCAACGAGAAAGCCCAGGCCGACGCGGCGATCCAGCAGCAGAAGCTGCAGCACGAAAAGGAGATGGGGCTCCTCAAGGCCGAGTACGAAAAGGAGCTGGAGCGGCAGAAGGCCGAGAACAACCTGGCGGTCGGCATGGCCAAGGTAAAGATCGCCGGCGAAGCAAAGCAGCGCGAGATCGAGCTGAAATACGCCGCCGGGGCTTACGACCAGCGCCCGGTCGGCCCGCCGAACGGGCAAGGCGGGCCGTGACCGTCATCGCTTTCGCCAAGAAGGAACCGCCAAAACCCCGGATCTGGGTCTGCAACTGCGAGTGCGAGGCGTTTTGGCTGTATGAGGATGGCAGCATCCAGTGCCAGGCGTGCAACGCCTTTGCGAACACGATGAAGGGGCAGTGGTCGCTGGTGGTGGCGGAAGCGGATGAGCCTGCTTAATACGGTGACGGACGGAAGCCTGACTACACCAGTGCTTGTCGGGTCGGCCGCGCCCTATCCGCCGTCGGGTCCGGCTATAGCATGATCTGGGGTCGGTTTGCCCGATTTCTGGCGGAGGTTAAGAAGCCCTGGCGCTCTACCCAACCGGTGCCGCAAAGCCAGGGCGAGTTGGGCGAGGAGGCTAGGAAGCTCCTCGACAACCCGGTCTTGCACGAGGCAATGGACCGGGTGGAGCGCGCCCTGATCGAAACCTGGAAGCGTAGCGAGCCAGCCGACAACGAGGGCCGCGAGACGGTTTTCGCGGTGTATCAGGGGATGCAGCGGTTTCGTGGGCAGCTCCAGGTGATGATCGCTAATGCCGGCATAGCAGCGTGGCAGCGCGCCGAAGATCGAAATGCCTGATTACCCGACCTATCCCGATTTCAGCCCGCAAGAGTTGAACCTGTGGTGGCACCATCTGGGCAATCTGCGCCGGCCCGACAGCTACGTGTCGCCGGCGGGTGACGTATCGACCATGTTACAAGCGGTGGTGCCGGGTCCGGGTGGCCGGCAATACTCGATCCCGACGGTGTGGGATGCCCAGCCGCTGACCGTGGACGAGGCGATTGCCCGAGCGGCGCAGCAGGGTTGGCAACATTGGCCGTCTTACGGCAATGCCGAGACGGCCGATTATCGTTATGGGCTGCTGCACCAATTTATGGACCGAGGCGGTGAGACCCAGCAGGTCTTACGCCCTCGCCTGCGCGGTCTCTTGGCGCCGCCGGAAGAGCCGTGAACGTCGAGGGCCTGACAAATCGGCAATTGCTGGTCAAAGCTTTGCAGCAGGTGTTGCGGGATGCCGACAACACCAAGTTGCCCGGGTTTAAGGGAGGCTTGGTGTCGGACGCCACTCTCGATCTTGCCCGCGCCGCGCTCGGCGAAGTGGTCAGGAACAAAAAGCCCGAGAGCTTGGCCAAGCTGAAGCCGAGCAAGAAAATCTGAACCGCCCGGCCTTGAGCCGGGCTTTTTCATAGGACAAACCAGATGAGCGACAACGCCCCCACTGTGGGCGGCGACGTATCTGTGCTGCCGAGCGACAGCCGCGCCATGACCGAAGCGCAGGTTATGGAGGGCATCGAAGGCTTGCTAGACGACAAACCGAAAAAGAGACAACCGCGGACGCTGGAGACCCGGCCACTACCGGAGGACCGCCCCGCGGAGACGGAGCAGACGGGTCAAGACCCGTTGCCTGGACCGGAAGATCCGGCCCCCAGTGATGAGGAGGAGGAGGACGAAGCCTACGAACCCGACCTCGAACCCGCCCAAGAGGGCGAGGACGGGTCGGACCATCAAGGGATCGAGCCGCCAAACAGTTGGAGTAGAGAAGACAAGGAAGTGTTCCGAGCGCTCCCACCCGAAGCACAGGCGGTTATCGCCCGGCGGGAGAGCGAGCAAAACAAAGCCTTTACCCAAAAGACCCAAGAGATAGCCGAACACCGCAAAGCCCTCGAAAGCACCTTTGCTACCGTGCAGCAGGAGCGCGAAGCCTACGCTAATAATCTGCAACAACTGTTGTTTGTCGCTGCCCCCGAGGCTCAGAAGTTCCAAGAGATCGATTGGCAGCGACTGGCCCAGGAACAGCCGGCCGACTATGTCCGGCTCTCTGCCGAACGCGACGCTCTCAGAGGTCGCATCGGCGGTATCCAGCAGGAACTGCAACGGGTTGCGGCGCAGAGCCAGCAAGCTCAGGCGTGGCAATTTCAGCAGACCGTGCAGGCCGAGCAACAGAAGCTGCGCGAGGCCATCCCGGAATTTGCCGACCCCGAGAAGGGGCCACGGAAAATTGCGGAGATGCGGCAGTGGCTTCAGAAAAAAGGCTTTGCCGACCAGGAAATCAGCCAGGTGGTGGATCACCGGGTGCTGCTTGTGGTCGAGGAGGCGATGCAGGCCGACCGGCAGAAAGTGATCCGCCGGGAGGCCCAGCAGAAGCGCAGCAACGGCAATGGCACTCCCGTCCAACCGCCCGGTGCTTCACGTCAGAGGCCGGACAGTCGGGCGGCCCAACGCCGCAATGAAAAAATGGCAGCGCTAAAGCGTAGCGGCAGTGAAAAAGACGCGATCGGCTATCTGATGGAGATCCTCTGAATTAATGCCCTAAAGCCGCCTTAGGCAAGCAGCCCCGCCAGCGTCGAGAGACGCCGGCATTCCCTTTGATGGAGCCCTCTTCTCATGGCAATTATCAGTGGAACCGCGACTACCTTTGCGGGCAGTCCGGGAATGCAAGGTCTGAGAGAAGACCTCTCAGACATGATCTACAACTTGTCGCCTTCGGACACGCCGTTTACTTCCAATGTTGGAAGAGGAACGGCAGACGCTGTTTACCACGAGTGGCAAACCGACAGTCTAGCTGCTCCGAATACTGCAAACGCGCAGTTCCAGGGCGACGATATCGCGACGTTTACTGCCGCGAGCGTGACGACAAGGCTGGGCAACCGAACCCAGATCTCCAGAAAAGAAGTGATCATCTCGGCGACGCT